AAAACATTTATCTTATCACGATATTCACCTATCTTATCAAATGTTGCATAACCTTTTCCACCTGCAGCTTTATCAGCTAATGCGAACATAGTAAGAACATTTACATCATCATTAACTTTATTCATTAATTGTTGAACTGCGTCTTCTCCTCTAAAACCTTTTCCTACTTGTCCTGGACCAGATAATAGCTCATAATCAAGATCTTTTTTATGGTATTTGTACATGCCTAGCTCATCATAACCGTCAACATAACCGTAACGAAGACCTTCTCTATTACCTACATCAATAAATAATTCTCCACCTATATCAATCTCTAAAGATTCTTCTAAAGCTGCAACATATGATCCAACACTAGCTACTAAACCTTTAGCACCATCTATATTTTCGTCACTTCTTTTTCTAGTCCAAAAACCACCTGATAAAATATCATCTGCATTGTATTCAGGATTATCAAAATTATATGCAGCTTCCCCTACTTTATTAGAAGGAGGACCACTAAATGCTTCTACTAATCCTGCAGCTAGTGCTATCCACACAAGCGGTGTAACTACTGCTGACGATGCAATCCAAGATGTTGTTGCTGCTGTTCCAAAGACACCTCCTGCTGCCATTGTTCCAACAGATGCTCCTAACCCTGCAACGTTTGCAACACTAGGTCCATTTTCTATAATATCGTATAAAGATAGTGCTGCACCTACTGCGGCTAGACCTGTTTTCCAATTCCATACACCAGTTTGACCTGTTGTTACAGCTTCAGCACCAGATGTTACAGCATCTTTAGTTGTTAAACCTTCTTTTAAAGCCTCGCCTGCAGACAGTGCTTCATCCATTGAACCATACTCAACTCCATTAAAAACATATTTTGCATTAGCTCCTTCTCCAATTATACTAATTTGAGATGTAATAGATTTTCCAGCTGCTATATTTTTTGCTGTTTCTGTTAATGTTCCTGCTGCTGCACCTGCTCCGCCACTAGGACCTGTATATCTTATGGCTAGTTTACCATCTTTAAACATTTGCCAATTATCAGGATTAAATACTTCACCAGTAAATATATTTTCGCTTGCCCAAGTAAATGCTTCTCTTGTTATTTGTCCTTGATTAAATAATAAATCTAATGCTCCTATAGTTAAGCCTGCTTTTGCATAAGGGGTTAACTCATCTATTATTTTATCGCCTAAATCTTTTTTATCTCCTCCACCTGTTCCTGGTTTATCCACACCAAAGCCAGGTAAGTTAGCACCCCCTGTATAATCACCACCTACAATGTTTTGTGTTCTAGGACCTTCTGCTGTTATTTTTGTATCAGGCATAGTTACCCTATACTCTTTTCTTTCAGGTGTTATCATAGTGCCTTTAGTAGGATCATCTCTGTCAGGTATAGTTCTAGATCTACCTCTACCTGGTCTAATGATAGGCATAGGATCAACAGGTAGTCTACGAAGGTCATCAGGTAGTGGTCGTGCTCGCATATCTGTTATTTGTTTTTCTTTATCAACCACACCACCTTCTTGTAGATTTACACCTCTAGCAAGTAAAACATCTTTACGTGTTACTTTACCATCACCACTTATATCAGGAAAGCCACCATCTTTAGCTGTTAACATTTTAACAGTTTGTACTTTTACATCACTATCGTCTTTATCTTTTTCTTTGTCTTCCTCTACAGGAATACCATTCTCATCAACTTTCTTTAGTTGGCCTTCATCTTCTAATCCTTCTAAACCTAGTAGAGCTGATTGACGTAAAGATTCATAAGTAGACAAACCATGATAGCGAACTACATTTGCAGGTACAACTAATTCTCCCTCAGATATCTGAGCAGGTATATCATCAGCTACTTCTTTTTCTGTAGCACCAAGTGTATCATCATTGTTTTCAGCTAGTCCACCGTCTGCCATTTGTGGAACTTGTTCAGGAGTTTCTTCTTGAACTCTTGCTTTCATATTTTCTAATCTCATTTTAGCAGATTCTATTCTTCTATCTAAATGAGGTTTACCTGGTTTAAAGAATCTATCTACTAACATAGTTGTCATATCTTCTACACTAGCATTTGGATCACCAAATATGTTTCTTAATTGTTCAGCATTGCCTGCACCAATAACAGATCCTGTATTTATTTCATTTATAAAATAATCTAATTGAGAATTTAAACTGTCTTCTTTGCTATTATCTTTTAAATAAGTATCGTAGTATGGTCTTTGAAAATCTAATTGTAGAATGCCATAACCCTTACCGCCTTCTTGTTGTTGTGTGTGACTAAAGCTACCACCTGTTTCTACATCTATGTTTCCCATAATTGCACTTACAGCAGTATCAGAGTAACCTTCATCTCTTAATCTTTTAATAATAGTCATCTGATTTTCTTCAGACATATTTTCTTTTACAGGTATTACACCTTCTTGAGCAAAGAGTCTTTGCGTATCTTTATATTTATCTAACAAATCTTCTGGGTTGTTTAATTTAGCAACATCTACATTGGTATCTTTTTTACCTCCTGTAGCACCTTGTATGGCTTTCTTTTTTATTTCTTTTTTCTTTTTGTCATCAGTAGTACTGGCATTTCGTAAAGCATCGTTGGGGTTATTGCCCATTACATTAGCTTGTTGCTCACTGATTGTTGCTGTTGGATTTTGCATCTTTTGCCTCTTTCGCTTTCTGATTTACTTCATCCCTCAAGGTAGCAAATCTCTGTAACTCTTGTATGCTTCCTTGAATGGCTAACATCTTAGCGTGATCTGTTTCACGAATAAGATTTTTAACATGTTGCTTTATTCTTTCCTCTGCATATTCAAATAAAGCATCAACACTACTTTTATTATTTACAACTGCTAGTAATTTACTAGCTACTTCTGGACTCACTGAATCTCTCCTTCACCTGGTGGTCTGCCTGCAAATCCTGGCATCCCTGGTTCTGGTGCTCCACCTGGACCTATCTGACTATTGCCTGTCCCTGCAGGACTAGTGGGTGGAACTGTGCCTGCTCCTTCTGGTGGTGTTGGACCACCTGCAGGTGCTTGAGGAGGAGGTGCTTGCATCATACCAGACTCTTGTAATATCTTAGCCTGTCGCAATGCTTCTCTCTCATCATTCACAAATTTCTCAGCATCAAGATCAAATGAGTGTGCAATCTCTCTTAGTATCACTGGGAACTTTACAAAAGGTGCTAGTGCAGGATTAGAACCAATTTGCATAAGTTGTAATAGTCTTTGACTTCTTACTTCATTACGCATCAAACTTTCTGTTCCCCTTGCTTTCACTTCTATATCACCTTGAACTTCAGGATCAAAATCAAATTGTTGATTGAAGTTATAGAAAGACTCCCCTAGAGGTTGTAATAAATAATCATCTATATTTTTCACCACAGACTTTATTGCTAATTGTGCAGCACCCATTAACATGGATATCCCTGCAGCTGTTCTGCCAGTTCCTTGTACACCTGTCTGTCCGTGGGAATAAGAAGGTATACCTGTAGACTCATCTGACAAGACTCTAGCTTTATCAAACATCATTAGATTTTGTGATGACACATTCGGATATTGTGTCGCAAATAATGCTTGACCTGGTGCTCCACCTTGTCTTCTAAATATCTTTCCAGGGTACACTTCTAAATCTTGACCTGGTACTAAGTTAGTCTCATCTATTTCAAAGATAAGATTGCCTGACAGAACAGCATTGTCAACTGCCATTCTCATAAACCCATTCATTAATTGTTGGGTATCTACCATATTTTCTGCTAGTCCTACTCCAAAGAAAGAGTAAGGGTTTAACTCATAAGGAGCAGCAAAATAAGGAATCCTAATAGGATTAAAAGGATTAATCGCCAATCGTAAGATTTTGTCGTTACAAACCCAAGCATTGACTTGTACCATGTCAGAATCTTCGTACTCGTTAGGGATATCAAGTCCTGCATCTTCGGCATAAGACTTGTCAACATTTCCCCAAAACTCGTACACTTCGTAGCGATCCACGTTAATATTTGTCGAATCATAATCATCTAAATCATCCTCCCACCATTTTCTGGTATAGTTAGTGCCCATCAATACGCATTCATCAATGGCCTCTTCATCAAACAAAGGGCGATTTTTTAATGCCCTCATATCAGCATGGTTTAATTTATGTCGCTGAATCACATATTCTGTTTCATCCATATTGTTTGCTGCAGGATCAGGATAGAAATCCCAACAAGAAACAAACTCTATTTTTGGAACAGTTCTTATTGTTGGTGTATAATTAGGAGTACCTTCTTCATCTTGTTCCCAATTAGGATATTCTTTATCTTGAGCAAAAGGTCCTTTTAATATACCTGTACCAAATAAAGACATTTCAAATGCAGCAGAACGTAAATGTTTAGATGCAGAAGACTCTTCTAACTGATCTAGTATTTTCTTTTCCATTCTTTTAGCTGCTTCATCTGCAGGGAAATATGTTATAGATGTAGGTGTAAGACCTGGTCCACTTTTTAATTCTAAATCTTTTTTTAATTCTTCTAATGCACCAAGCTCAAGTTCTTCTTGTTTTGAGCCAGGTGGAAATAGACTTGGTGTATCCTCTTCTTCAGGTTTTTCAGGAAACTTAGGATCAAAGTTGACAGCTTCTTCAACACCTTCAGGTATACGAGTAGACTCTACGCCTAGTGGAAATCTTTGGCCTGCAAATAGTACATCAATAATCTGTCCATATGCTGCAGTAACTTTTGTTTTAGTAATCTTTAAAAAGACTTGGCTTTTTTCTTGCTCAGTAAATTGTGTTTCAGATCCATAGACTCCTCTATAGTTTCTATATGCTGTCATCCATCTTTCTTCTTGTGAGTAACGAGAGTCACTAGCAGAATTAAATTTACTTAAAACAAAACTTGATAATGTATTCTGTTCTGTATCGTCTATGTCTAAACCTATTTCGGTTTCTAATTTTTGTTCTTCATCCATGTTTAATATCCAAATACTTGGTCAGCAGGTTTCCAAGGTTTTTTCCAACTTGTTTCGGAAAAGTCGTACAACCCTCTAGGAGTTGGTCTAGACATGATGCCATATCTTAGTGCATCATATCCATGGTCGTAATCTACTTTAGTGTCTACATCTTCAGGGTTAGATTTACTTAAAGGTATCTGTGGAATTTCAGATATAAGTTTAATACAATTCTTAAAAAAGTCAATACCTGATTCTTTACTTTCTTCATCTACTCTTAATAATCTATGCAATTCATTTTTCCCTGCTACTCTACTTCCTTTAGATCTATCTGAAGGTCTCCATCTACATCCTTTAAGGATCATTGCTTCTGCTATACTAGGTCCTGTTTGACCTCTTTGATGCCAACAGGATGAATCTAATATACCATACCAAATCTTTTCATCAGCTTCATGCTCTATCTGTAATATCATATCAGCCAATTCATCTGCTGTTTTCTTCTTCGTATATAACTCTCTATACACAATTAATTTATTATCTGGTCTTACTGCTACCCATAAACATGCGGACCAACTAGAATACCCATAATCACAAGTCCTAAACTTTCTCCAAGAACTGGGTATCGCATAAGGTTCAACAACGTGGATATCCCTATTAAACTCACTAAATGCCGCACCCTCTGCAATATCCCAAGATCCTTCCAAAAGTTGCTTACGCTGTACCTCTGGAAGAGATAAAAGGTTTGCCTCGTATTCACCTGTTCTAGACAGATAGGGATTATCAGTAAGTTTAGCAGGTATAAATCTCCTTTTAAATAGAGGCTTATCTTCTAAGGCATGACCTTTTGGATATCTTAGTACCTCATTATTTTCTATATCCGTTGCCCAAAACGATGAGTTAAAAGGCGAAGGATCAATAAACATCTTCTTAACCCATAAGTGACCTGGACCACCTGGGTTTGTTGTTCCCCTCATATACGTTGGTAGATCAGCATCTACTGTACGAAGACGAGAACGTAAATAGTTCCAAGCATAAGGTGAAGCATATTGTGTCAACTCATCTACACCTATCCAAGTAAACGACTGTCCTTGATACCTCAACACATCTTTGTCTTGTTCAAGATATGTCATCCAAATACGTGCACCAGAAGGAAATGTCCATAATGACTTTCGTTCACTCCACTTAGCACCAGGAAATACTTGTGGGTATAATTCCTGACTCTTCAATACCAACTCTCTTAGCTCATCATTGGTTCTTCTCAGTATCAAACCACTATGATGTGGATGGTTGCAAAAACGCAACACATCTGCTAATAGGGCATATGACTTACCACCACCTGCTGCACCACCATATAGAACTTCTTTTTCATTTGATGCTAAGAAGTCTGTCTGTGGACCATCATTAGGCTTGAAGACCACGTTCTGTTCATGCTCTTCAGGTATTGTAATATCTTTCTCAGATGCGTCAGCTTCTATTATATTAGCTTGAGACTTGAGCTTTGGCCTGACTATTTTCGTATAGTTCCGCTTCCGCTTGGAGGTCTTCCTGCGTTTCTTCCCTTGCCTGGGTTTTAAGTCGCTGCCATCTGATGTTAGCTGCTTTTCTATTTCTTTCGCTTTCATCTTTTTTCAACATTTTGTAAAGAGCTACGTGAGATATTGATCTCCCACTCTTTGCTGATAACCATTTCGCTACTTCTCGTAGACTTGATCCTTTAGTGTATCCTTTCGCTTGTTCTAATAATTCTTGTTGCTCTGGGATACTTCTTAATAAATCTTTAGACTCTCCAACAAGTTCCCATCCAAATGGAACTGTTGAACCTAGTTTTCTTTTATACTGAATCTCCATCATCATCTTCCTTTTTAGCAGGTAAAATAAATAAACCAGAAGGAGTATTCACTTCTAGTCTTTCTTGTTTAACTACACCTACTCTATCTAACACATCCTTTGCTGCTGTTAGTTTATCTCTATTTCCTAGTTCTGTTGGATCATCTATAACGCCTGTAATAGCAATCGCTGCCTTTGGAGCATTCGCTGCTAGATACTCTCTTGAACCTTGCAGGATCTCTTCCTGTAGTCCTGATGTAACATCTCTTACTGTAGTTGAAGGAGCGTATCCTGCAATGTCCATTGCCATTCGATAATCACCTAATGCGTCACCGAATAAAGCATTTAAGAAAGCATTTTGTTTTTCTGTTAATTCTTTTGCCATTTAAAATCCTGTTGAATATTCTTCTACGAAAGCTGTAACTGTTAAGTCATCTGCTGCACCTGCTGTAGCTGTTAGTAAATCGCCTGCATCAAAATACATAGGGGAATCTGATATAATCAAATAGCCATTTGCTGCAACACTATATGCTCCAGTTAGTGCGAAGTATGTTGTTGCTGACGCATCGTACCACTCTAGTTTTATTGTGGCTGCACTTGATGCATCAACATTTGCTATCATTACAGAAGTTACTACTGCTCTT